CGCCGAGTGCCACACCTACGGTTTTGAGAACCTTGCCGAAGCCTTCAAACTTGCTGCCGGATTCCTCCGCAGCCTTGCCGCCATCCTTGATGGCTTTCTCATTTTCGTCCAGCTCACGGTTCATGTCGTTGAGGGCGGCTTCGGCATTGTTGAGTTGGATTTGCCAGTTCTGGGTGCGGCGGTCGTTCTCCCCAAAGGAGGTGGCGGCATTCTGCAGGGCCTTGCGAAGGGTATCGATTTTTGTGGTCTGCTCGTCTATCTCTTTTCGCAGCACCTTATTCCGTGCGGCGAGAGCCTCCACGGATTTATCGTTTTTATCGAACTGAGAGGTGGTGAGCTTCATTTCGGAACCGAGCACCTTGAAGGACTGGTTGATGTCTGCCAGCGCTTTTTTGAACTCCTTTTCGCCCTCAAGACCGATCTTCAGTCCGAAACTATCTGCCATGTACCGTCACCTCCTTGTGGATGGCATGAAAAAAGCACTCTTTCACCGAGAAGTTGGGCCGAAACCGTCCTAAGTTCTCGATGAAAGCGTGCTTGATGGTATGAAAAAGGAGCGACCCCGAAAGGTCACTCCTTAAAACTGATTTACTTATTCCGTTTCCAGCATCTCAAGCTGCCTGTCAATATCTCTGCCGCCATACATGATGCGCATGACTGTAACCGTGGTGTCATCGTGCGTGGGGACAAAGAAAACAAGGTAGTTATCTACCGGCATGATACGCATATTGCGCTCACGCCAGTTTTTCCTGTCATACACACGATAACGCTCTGGCATTTGGTCGAGAGATGCGATTGCCTTTTCGATGCGGGAGAGTTGAGCGTTTGCATTCTGCACAGACTGCAGATCCACCGCAATGTATCTGAAAATCGCAGAGAGGTCAGCCTGGGCAGTTTCGGTCAGAACAATGGAATATTTCATACACCGAATTCCTTACGGACATTCGCAAACGCCTGCTCCATAGGAATCGTGCGTCCGGCTTTTGCATCCGCATAGCCTTTCTCCAGTTCTGCATCCAGCTGAGCCGCCGTCATGCGGCTGACATCCAAAGGATGCTCCGGCAATTTCACTTCAAACGGCAATCCGTTCTGAAGAATGATCTGCTTATAGAACATGGTAATGGCATTGGAGGCGGGAATGCCGAGCGCAGTCAGAATGTTTTCAGCCTGCTCCTTGAGATCCGGCTCGATTCGTGCATACAGATTCGCTGATTTTGCCATATCAAAAACTCCTTTCGGTCTTATGGTATTCATCTACGCCTCTATTATACACGAATGTGCGGACAAAAGCAATACATCTTGCGAGTAAATTTGTAAATTCTCTTTGAATTCAGAGCCCATCCGGGATAATATCGTCGATGTAATGCTCTCGCGCCGGGGTGGCCTGCCCGTTATACTGCTTATGGCACTCCCATAAGTCCAAAAGCAGACCAAACGGCATCAGCCACACCTCATCCTGGCTGAGATGAAGGTGGGCAAGGCCGTAATAAAGAAGCCGGGTAAACAGCTCCGCATCGGAGACCGTTACCCGACTTGCGCGTTTTTTGAATCTTTCTCGCTTTCCACATTCCGCTTGGTGCCCTTGTAGAGAGCTTCCGTAATAGCGGTTTTGTAACCGGCGAGGTCGAGGGGCGTGGTCAGAAGCTCCACCACATCTTCGGTGAGCAGCTCCTTGGGATGCTCCTTGTCCTTAAGGTTGTGGACGAGGATGCTCTGATTTGCCAGAAGCGTGATAAGCCACACGATCTCACCAATGGCCATTTCAAAGTTCTCGGATTTCATGAGTTTTTCACCGAGGTTTTCCAGCCCACCGTAGCGACCGGCGATCTCCTTGGTTGCCTTGGTCGTGAGGAGCAGTGCGTACTCCTCGTCACCGATGGTGATGACTGCAGTTCTCTCGTTATCCATTGTGCGTTACCTCCCTTAAGTGGTCTTTTCGGGCAATGCGGTATAGGTAGGCTCGTACACTTCCTTATACCAGTTCGTGATGGTTGCAATGGGCGTATCGCCCTCCAGTGCCTCTGCCTTCCACGGATGCTTGCCGCCTGCATCTGCCTTGTTGCGGCGCAGGATGGTGCCCTCAATGGTCGGCGTAGAGAAGGTAATGCTGTCGCCCTTGGTGGCGAGGTTCGTCGCCGGAATACCGAATTTCACGCGGTAGAGCCAGTAATACTTATATTTTCCGTTGGACTTCTTGGCACGGAAGCCGACAGCCACAGGGGTGCCGCCGTCCTCGGATGCGGAAATCAGCACCTTGTTTTTATCGATGGTCGCACCTGTGAGATCGGATGCCGCCGCAGAACCGATATCGTCAATGCCGAGGGAGAGCGTGCCGGACTTGAATTCCTTCACGATCTCCGAAGCGCCGTCGTCGGCATAGAGGGTCGCCTCCACCAGTTCCACGGTCAGGTCAGCGGAGATGGCTTTGGAAAGCTGGGACGGCGTACCGTAGGTTTCCTCACCGGCGTCGTTTTCTGTGATTTTTGCGTAATACAGTCTGTCAAGACCGATAGTCGCCATAACTTATTCCTCCAGTTCGTAGATTTGCGCCACGTCAATGGCGTAGTGATGATAGCCGGTATCGGTCTCAAAGCCGATGTACCGGCGGTCGGTAATATAAAAGTCCGCACCCAGCAAGGTACGGACGAGGGCGTTTTTCAGTTTGGTGTAGCTGCCCTTCGTGAAGAGGGACAGCCGTGCCTCCTGCGTTTCGCAGCCGGGAGCGTTGTCTGCATGAAGCTTGAAGCTGTCCGAAAGCGGAGTGATGACCAGATAAGTGTCCGGTGCTTTGCCGGATAACACACCCGTTTCCACAGACACACCGCAGCTTTCGGCGATGGCTTGTAAATCGGATAGCAGGCTCACAGCTTTTCCACCTCCTCGTCCAGTGCCTTGGTCATGGCATCGATGCATTCCTGCCGGGATGCGGTTTTCGCAGGCTTCAGAAACGGCTTCGCGGGCTGACCGTGCTTGCCGTATTCGAGAATGTTGGCAAGTTTGGCGTTGCTGCCGCCGTCCGAGCGGGGTTCGGCAAAACCGACCTTGATGTCGTGGTTGCCGTCTCGGTTCAGCTTGGAGGGCGAAAGGCCGAGTGCACCTTCCAGTTCGCCCGTGGTGCGGGATTTGAGCTTTGTCCCTCTGCCGATGACGGAGGTGAGATTGCTCTTGACCTTCTTCAGCACCACCTCGCCACCGGCCTGCAGAACGGTATCCGCCACACTGTCAAAGTCGCTGCCGAGCTTGGAGATCTTCAAGAGGAAATCCTCCGGCATTTTCATATCAACTTTTGCCATCGTCGTCACAACCTCCATATCATTCGTTTCCGTGCAAGCACGAAAAGCTCATTCATTCCGGTGCTCCTCCTCTCCCCATAAAGCAAGCCTGCTTTATGGGGTCCCCTTAGTGGGCACCTCCTTTTTCGCCAGCACCTCAATGTACATCCCACGGCCTTTGACATCCTCCACGGACACAATGTCGTAGCGACAATCATCGCAGATGAGAAACTGGTCTGTGGTTATCGTCAGCCCCGGAATGCACCGAAAGCGGAACAGGTCGGTCGCTTCACTGAATGCGGCGAGGTTTGCCCAACGCTGACTGCCGTGCCGACCTTCCCGGTACACACGGACGGAAGCAAGGACTTCATCCTCGGAATGGGTGAAGCCCTCGCTGTCCTTGACTTGGCGGGTTTCCACGATGTCGGCAAAGCCGTTCATTTTTCCGAAGCTCATACCTGCCACCGCCTATCCAAGCGGAGCAGCAGATTGACCGTGTTCCACACCTGCTGTGCCGCTCCGGTGTTATCCGCAAAGAAGCCGCCCGTGCTGCCGTCCCGGCTTTCATAGAAGTGGGACGACAGCATAATGACGGCTTGCTCTGTGGTGGCTGGCATGGGGTTCTCTTTGTAGTAGCCCTCCGGTATGTGCTGGTAGCTTTCGGCGTAAGAAACAGCGGCGGTGATGTAGCCTTTCAGCAGCTCGTCATCCGCCGTGTGTTCCAGTATGAGGTTGGCTTTCACTTTGGAAAGAAGCTCGTCCATCACCGCCGCCTCCCTTCATTAGCCGCCGGAAGAGGCAGTGCCCTTCTGCTGCAGCACCTTGATGGCTTCGGGCAGAATGAGCTTGCCGTCCAGGCGCTTGGATGCGATGAAACCGATCTGACCGGTTTCCGCAAAGCGCTCGTTCAGGCGCTTGAAGGTGATGCCCAGGCGGTCGCCGATCCAGTAGTAGTTGAA